GTCCCTGTATCGGCCGCTTTGCGCCGCCGGTCACATCAAACGCCAATTTGACACTGGTCAAAACGGGCTCTGGCGGTGGCTGAATCGTGAAGTCGACGGTTACCGGCTGGGTGTCCTCGAGCGTGATAGGGTTTCCGTCTGCGTCGGTGGTTTCAACGCTGCCGGTTACGTTGGCTTCGCCATCGGCAACCGGTGTAATGCTGTCGCCGTCCTGCGCAATTACCGCGGCGTCTGGATCGTCGTTGGTGAAGGTGGCCGCCGGCATTACAAAATCATCCGGCATCGGGTTTCCGTCCTGGTCAAAGCCGAGAAGTACTGCGGTTGCAATTTGATCTGGATCGGTGAAGGTAAGCGGTCCTGGGACAGGGGGCATTTCTTTTTCTCCTCTGGAGGTTGATGGTTTGAGTTGAAACGCGAGAATGACGGAGGTGAGGCGGGGCTTGACGTATCCCAGGACTTCGTTAAGCACCTTCAAAATTTCCTCGAGCAGTTTGGTTTGCTTTTGAGATTCTTCAAGCAACTGCTTGAGCAGTTCGGTGTGCTCTCCGGATTCCTTTAGAAGTTGGTCGAGCGCGAGGATTACGCGGCGCTGAAATTTCTCATTGTCGTCAAGCTGCTGCTTGATCTGCTTGAGCAGTAGCAGGATTGCAAGGTCGGATCCTGGCTTGCTCATGCGGCATCCTGTACAAGTTCAAAAATCTTGCTCCCGCTGGGGGAGTTGTCGGTTGGATACTCAAGCCACTTTTGCCATTCCGCCCACATCGCGTCATAAAGTTTGCGGTCTGTTTTGCGTAGCTTGGGATTTGGCTTTTCCACTTCCTTGCCGCATCGGGTGCACATGATAACCATCTTTCCATCGGGGTATGTGTTGATGTTGATGGAATAGTTTGCATCGGTGCCTTTGGCAAAGTTGTTATTGCGCCCGCCCTTGCGGTGTTTGCATTGAGCCTGCTTGCGCAACTTCATCATTTCCGACTTTTTGAAATCGGCCACTTGTTGTGCGCGCTGCGCGGCTAAGGTTGCGGCCTTCTCTTCCTCGGCCTGCATCTCGTTGCGCATTCTTCGGACCTGGAGCTTTTTGAAATCAAGTTCAACCTGCTCCATTTCGGTGAGTTCTTTGGATGGCATGTTTGCTCCATTTCCCGCGGGCCAGGCCCAGCGTTACCGCTGCTGGATCCTGGCCCTCTCGCTTTGTGTTGCTCGTTGTTGGGGTTATGAGATGAGCGTTGGGGCGTCGATGTAACGCACGCGCCCGGTGGTATCGGGCACGACGCCTAACGCAAAGTTAAAGTTGTACGCGGCGCTTCCGCCAATCATGCCCGCTGGATCGCTCACGCTCGAATCGTCATAGCGCTTGGTGATAACTTTCAAATTCCGCCAATCGCCATCTCCAATTTGCGTGTTTTCCTTGGCGCCCATCGAGATTGTGATAACGCCATCTTTTCCGTAGATGTAAGTACGGTAGGCGGTCACGCCGGCATGACTTTGATAGTTCAAGGTCTGTGTGACTACGGTAGTTTCGTAGAAACGCACACCCGCCCACTCCACCGCTTCAACGTATTCGCCTTCGCCGCCGGGCAGCTCCTTGAGCAAATTCGTGCCCTCGACGCTGCGTTTCAGCACATCCGTAAAACTGTTGTTGGCAGCATCGTTGAGCGCATCGCCCCAGGCAAAGGGGGCAATGAGCCCGCAGAATTTACCGCCTTCCATCGGCTTCACGTTTCGCCCGCGGAGACTGGCCACGGCGGAAGTAATGTTGTTCTTGTTGAATGGCACATTGAAAGCGTTCGGCGTCGATACACTGGCGTCGATCAGGTTCAATGAGTCGGTGGTGTTTTTGATCAGAGTCGCAATGGTGAGCGCGCACTGATAGGCCAACTCTTTGCCGCCATTTTCCAAAGCTGGATCAATGGCGAGCTGGAGCGAGAATTTTGAGTAATTCAGATAATCCGCGTAGTTCCCAATCACAATCTTGTCGGTCAAGATGTTGATGGTTTCTCCGGTGCCTACCGTTCCCTCTGGCGCCTGGCTTAGATCCGGACCAAACGAAACGTATTCGAACAGGTTTAATGTGTTACCGCTGTTCTCGGGCAATGGCCGGCGCTCGACGCATCGGTAGTGCGGAGTTTCAGCCTTGAGATTTTCTACGAAATTTTTATCGTAGTAATTAACTTGGGTTTGCGTGAGATTCGAAGTCGAGTTAGAAGCTGGGGAATAGCCGGCGCCCACTCGCGCCTGGTGAGCAAATGCGCTGCCTTCCTGTCGAATCAAAAAAGCGATCGCTGAGCCCCACAGGGCCAGCACATAGAGAATTGGAAAGAGAATGTTTTCTACAATCCAATTTCTCTGCTTGAGAAAATCACGATCCTGCTTCATGCTCCGCTCCCCTGGCTTCGGGGTCCGCGGAATTAACCTGCTCGTCTTGCCGGGTGCTTGGCGTAGTAGTCCTCACAGCGGGCCAGTTCGGCGCCATCCGTTTGCATGAGTGTCTTGTATTGCGCCTTCCCCATGTTTGCAAGCTGCTCCCGCGAATACTTCAGCCGTGTAGTGGGCCTCGGCCGCTCTCCGCTCACATCGCTCGAGCGGATGCCGGTAGAGATCCGGGTAGGAGTCTTCGGGCTTGCCGTTTGCGTGGGAGCAGTACGCTCCGGCTGCTGGGATTCCTCAGACTCGGGGTTTTCGTCGTCCTCTTCGGGTTTGCGTTGCAGTAGTCCAGCCGCGCGCAATTCCTCAAAGGCCTGGGTGTAGTGGTCGCGGTTGATGGGGCTCATGCCTTGAGTACGCATGAAGTTCACCAGCGCGTTTTTGTTGAAATCAGAGGGGTACCAGTCCGGGGTTTCCTCTGTAAAACTTTCCGCGGTTTCGACAGCCAGGCGAGTGTGCCTCTCTTCGCGTTCCGCCGGCGCATTCTCCGCGCTCTGGCGAAGACTCTCAACCGGGCCCAACGTGGATTCAATGACGCGGGTTATTGCCTTGTCGACAGTGGCGGGGTCGCCAATGTCGGCTACCACCTGCATACGCTCGGCCGCGGTCATGGGCCGGGTCTGCGGCTGCCCATTTCCATTACTGCTTTGCTTCAACTCGTTTATCCGCTTGGTAGCGTTCGCGTTGGAGTCGGCCAGCATATCGGTGATTTGGTCTTTGGTTCCTCTGTAGACCTGGGGCTGGATGCCCTCAACAGAGGTTACGGTGAGCTTCCAAAGGCCATTGCCTAAATCTTCCCAGCTTTTCGGCATATATCCCTCGCCTATATGGCGGATATTTTCACTGAATACCTTGGAGCACGTCCTCTAGCTGGGCGGGCTCCGTTTCTTCGTCGGGTCCAGTCCGACAATTGTAGGCCGTCATAACCTGTTTTTGCACATAGATAAAAAACAACCATGCGGCCTTGGCGACACAGTGACCACCTAGAACCGCCTCCGGTTCGCCAACCGGGGAATTGAAATGCGCCGTCTCGAGCTCGATGCACCCGCGCTCCATCACATTCAGGAGTGAAATGTAGCGCGGATCAAGCGCCAATTGCGCTAAACTTTCCTGCTCCTCGGCGTTTACCTGTACCTCGGTGACTTTCAAAGTTCGGGTTGTGCGGATCTTCAATTCCATGTGTGCCGCCGCCGGCGCTGTTTGCCTCTCGCGCGATGGAGTAACGCTTTGATGTGAATGAGCGCGCGAAAATCCTCTGGCTGCTCCGCTAATAGCTTGCGCAGAGCATCGGGCGTTGCCTTCTCGAGCGTGAACATGGGAGTGAATTGCAGAATAGAAGCGCAACGAATACAAACGGAAAAATCGCCCGCGGTTGGCGCGCCGCTGCCCGTCACATTGGTTGCTCCATCCATCACGTGCCCGCATTCCGGACAGCCGGACGCGGGCATCTTGAAATCTTTCATTTGATAAACGCTCCAAAGAGAAGTGACAGCATGTAAGAGCATAGCCCGCCGGCCATCAATCGCAAGCGATGAATTTCCGGAGTGAGAAACGCAGCCAGGCCAAACAGGCAAAGGGCGAGAACTACGAAAATCAAGGGTAGATGTACCATGGTGGATCCTCCTACGCTCCAGAAGGTGCGTAAACGCTTTGGTCGATTTGGGCCCGGTCCCATCTCCGCTCATCGAATAGCGCTGCCTCATCCGATGCCTTGCCTAGCAAGTCGCGCGCTAGTGCGGCCTCGTTCTGTTGGTCAATTTCTTCGCTCTTGCCTTGGTGGCGTGCCTGGATCGCTGCGAGCTGCCCTTGTACGCGCTGCACTCCGGGGTTAGCGGCCTGATATTTTTTCTGCTCATCTGGAGTCATGGGGCGGATAAGTTCGCGGGCGTTTTTCCACTCGGTGACTTCCATAAACATTTCCAGCAGCATCCGCACATCGACTACATAACCCGTCGCGTTGAGCTGCTGAATGAGGGGCTGATTTTCGAAAATTTGCACGAGTAACGGCAAGGCCTGAGCCATCGCTTTTTTGGCTGCCAGATGGGCGCCGGCCAAGCATTCGAACAAATCCTCAGACTCATAGAAATTTTGGGCGTCTAGTTCGAAGGCCTCGCCCAATACCTTGCCTAAAATCTCGCGGATTTTGGCCGGGCTCATGCGGTCCTTTACAAAGAACTCGCACAACTCGATAAGCGGGAGCAGGATCCCTCTTACAAAATGTCCCACTGGCCCTTGAATTTTACCCGCGTTGGCCGCGATAATCCCGCCCGCGCCGGTGGCCGTGCGCGCCGCGCTCGATCCACCTTTACCGGGCAACGAACCTTGGGTAAAAGCCTCATCCGCTCCAGTGGTAGACTGCGCGGATTGCGCCGCGGCCTGTAGCACAGAGAACGATTCCGGGGGCGTCTTGGGCTGCTCGATGATTCCAAATACATCACGTACACTTTGCCCTGGCCTGGTGTCTACGTCGACAATCCCGCCCAGCCGTTGCCGGATTTGTTGGGTGGGTGCATTGGCGCCGCGGTCCCTCGCGTACATGGGATTTACTGACATCGAAAGAATATCAAGCACGGCGTCTGTGAGGCCTTTTTCAATGCGCTGATCTGAGCCCGCCAAACGTCCCACGCCAAGCCCATATCCAGCCGTCGGGATATTCCAAAAATTTGCGCTGAAAAAAGGAATAAAGGGCAAGGAATGTTCTTCGTTGCGGATGAGTACGCCTCTGTCGCCTCCGTCCGGTACCAGTACGGTGTAAACGTAAGTATCATCCCAGCGCTCGAGCATTTGCATGGGCCGTTCTAGTGGATCCTCGCTAGCCGGTTCCTCATCGTTTTGGGCATGGTGGAGTGACCAGTTTTGGCCGCCGAGATTTAGCTGTACCTGGCTGGGGGCGCCGGCGTTTCCTTCGTGAGTAAAAAAGTAGGCCTTTAATTCCTCTTCGCTGGGAATGTCATAGCCGCCGATTTGCTTCCCTTTCTCGTCAAAAACTTGATCGTCACGCAGCTTATCTAGATCCTTGAAAGTCGGATAGGTGACGTGGATAACGTATTTCGCAGACTTGTGTAACTGGTT